CTTAACAGCCCTCGACCAAATGATTGACTCATGGGACACTGAACGACTGTCAGTGTTCTGTACCGAAGACCAAATCTTCACTTGGCCTGCTAGTGAAATCACCCGCACACTCGGCCCAAGCGGTAACTTTGTGGGCAATCGCCCTGTGCTGCTTGATGACGCCACGTATTACCGTGATCCGGGCACCAACGTGTCCTACGGCATCAAGTTCATCAACCAGCAGCAGTATGACGGGATTGCGGTCAAGACGGTGACATCCACCTACCCGCAGGTCATTTTCGTCAACAACACATACCCCAACGTCACCATGACGGTGTACCCTCGCCCCACTCGGGACTTGGAGTGGCACTTTGTTTCGGTGCAGCGATTGGACAAGCCCGCCACGTTGGCAACCACCATGCTGTTCCCTCCGGGGTACTTGCGGGCGTTCACGTACAACTTGGCGATGGAAATTGCGCCCGAGTATGGCGTGGAGCCAAGTGAGCAGGTCAAGCGCATCGCTATGACCAGCAAGCGCAACTTGAAGCGCATCAACAACCCAGATGACGTGATGTCGATGCCCTACGCCATTGTGGCAAATCGTCAGCGGTTCAACATCTACGCCGGTAACTACTGATGAAAACCCCAATCCTTGGGTCATCGTATGTGGCCCGCAGTGTCAATGCAGCCGACAGCCGCATGGTCAACCTGTTCCCCGAGGCCATTCCCGAGGGTGGCAAAGAGCCGGGGTTTTTGAACCGCGCTCCCGGATTGCAGCTTCTCGCCAACATGGGCGATGGCCCCATTCGCGGGATGTGGCAATTTGGCGGCTACGGCTACGCCGTGTCCGGCGAATCGCTCTACAAGATCGACACGCTCTGGAATACCACATTGATTGGCACGGTGGCGGGATCGTCTGGTCCTGTCAGCATGTCCGACAACGGCACCCAAATGTTCATTGCTTGCAATGGACCTAGCTTTATTTACAACAGCCTGACACTTGAGTTCAAGCAGATCGACGATCCTGATTTTCCCGGTGCTGTCACCGTGGGCTATTTGGACGGCTATTTTGTGTTCAACGAACCCAATAGCCAGCGTCTGTGGATTACCGAATTGCTAGATGGCACATCCATTGACCCGCTTGACTTTGCCAGCGCCGAGGGTTCCCCTGACGGTCTGGTGTCGGTCCTTGTGGACCACCGTGAAGCGTGGCTGTTTGGCACCAACTCGGTCGAGGTTTGGTACAACTCGGGCGGCGCTGACTTCCCGCTGAGTCCTGTTCAGGGCGCATTTAACGAGGTTGGCTGTATCGCAGCGTTTTCCGTTGCCAAGCTGGACAATGGCATTTTTTGGCTGGGCGCTGACGCCCGTGGCCGAGGTATTGTTTACCGCGCCAACGGATACACCGCATCACGCATCTCCACCCACGCTGTTGAATGGCAAATTCAGCAATACGGCAACTTGGCCGATGCAATTGCCTACACATACCAGCAAGACGGTCATGCGTTCTACGTGCTGATCTTTCCATCGGCAAACACCACATGGGTTTACGATGTTGCAACCGATTTGTGGCATGAACGGGCTGCGTTCATCAACGGCAGCTTTACTCGCCATCGTTCAAATTTCCAAATGTCGTTTAACAACGAGATTGTTGTGGGTGACCACGAACTTGGCAACATCTACGCATTTGATCTAAATGTATTCTCTGATGCGGGTCAGCCTCAAAAGTGGCTTCGCTCTTGGCGGGCGCTGCCCACAGGCACCAACGATTTAAAGCGCAGTGCTCATCACTCGTTGCAGCTTGACGCTGAAACTGGCGCGGTTGACGATACTTTTATCACGCCTGTTGTAGTTATTGACGTTTCAACCCCAAATGAAGATTTACTTACGGAAAACGGCGATTTTCTTGTGTGGGAATATTACGACCCTCTTACAAATGATGTAATACTGACCGAGAGTGGCAATGAGCTTGTGCAAGAAGATGGCGGTCAACTTGTATTAGTGTTTATTGGCGCAGTTGGCGGCAAACTTTTAATTCAAAAAGGCACCCCTACTGCAACCGCAATTGACCCGCAAGTTATGCTGCGCTGGTCTGACGATGGTGGTCATACGTGGAGCAATGAGCATTGGCGGTCAATGGGTTTGGTTGGTCAATGGGGCACTCGTGTTATCTGGCGTCGATTGGGTATGACTCTAAAACTGCGTGATCGTGTCTACGAGGTGTCGGGCACTGACCCGATCAAGATTGCCATCATGGGCGCTGAACTTATCGCAAGCCCGACAAATGCCTAATCCTCAAAACATTACCAAAATCCCTTCAGCGCGTGTTGCGCTGATTGACCCGAACACGGGGTTAATTTCCCGTGAATGGTTTAGATTTTTGAACAACATTTATGTTGTGTCCGGTGGCTCAACGTTGGGTGTTGCTCAGATTGAAAATGGTGGGACAGGTGCGGATAACGCAGCGCAGGCACGGGCAAATTTAGGCGCGGGTAGCGGTGACGGTACTGTTATACGTGTTGAGGGTACAGGCAGCGTAAGCGGCATTACGTTAACAGGGGTTGTTACAACAAGTGGAAATTTGACGCTTGGCGGCGCGTTGTCAGACATTGACATTAACACCCAAACCATAGGCGACTTAAACATCTCAACCCGAACTGCTGGTGATTTACCAATTGACACTCGCACAAGCGGCAACTTGGACCTTGCTACTCGGGTCACGGGTGTGCTTCCAGTTGCCAACGGTGGCACGGGATTGTCTGCACGTCCGTCCGTTGTCACCAAGACAGCCGACTTTACCCTTGCCAACACCGAAGGGTGGGTCATCAACAACAAATCGGGTTCGACTTGCACGGTCACGCTACCTGCGGCATCATCGTGGGCTGGCCGCGCAGTGACGTTCAAGAACCTGCAACTTCAGACCCTTGTGTCGGCGTCCAGCGATGTCGTGCCTTTGATTGGCGGCGCTGCGGGTACGGCAATCCTTCCCGGGCTGGTCGGTGCATGGGCTACCCTCGTATCTGACGGCACAAACTGGGTGGTAATGGCATCATGATGACACACGCACCAATTACAGTGACCTACGGCAAAGGCTTTGAGGTTGCCGTACCTATGGCCGAAAAGGTCAAGGCGCTTCAAAACGAATTGTTGAAAATGCCGCAGGCCAACATCGTAACGACCCACAAGTTTTTACCCGGTGTGTACGAGCGGGCGGTCACGATTCCCGCATGGACAGTGCTGACCGGGGCCGAACACAAGACCTCGTATCGTGTACGCTTGGAAAAGGGCACAATTGCCGTGAACACAAACGATGGTGTCAAAGTTCTCACAGCACCCTGCGAGTTTGAGTCCAAGGCTGGAATGCAACGCGCTGGCCGGGTGTTTGACGAGGAAGTAGTCTGGGTTGACGTGTACGACAATCCTGACAACTGCACCGATCTGGCCGTTCTTGAGAACCGACTGTATGCTGTTCCTGAGTGTGGTCTGGCCGACAGTCGGACGGACGCCCAGAAGGCACGGATTGACTACGGGCTGTTTTTGCACCAGTTGGGCACAACAGACACCGAGATTTTGAAAATTGTCCACATCGAGTCTGACTTGATCGACATGCCTGACGGGTGGGACGTTGAGTTAAAACCGTCACCGATTCACGGAATGGGGTTGTTTGCCACACGGGACTTTGAGGCGGGTGAGGTTGTGTGTCCGGGCCGGGTCAACGGCAAACGGACCCCGGGCGGTAGATTTATCAACCACTCGGCATCCCACAATATCACCCCGGTTTTGGTACAAGATGACATATTTGCGGTCGCTGCGCGTAAAATTACAGCAGGCGATGAATTGTTAGTTGATTACAGAGCGTCAATGAGAGTCAATTTTGGCCTCACGATGCAAGGAGAAACATCATGAGTGCATGGGTAGCAGGTGCGGTAGTAGTAGGGGCGGTAATCAGCAGTAAAGCGTCCGGCGATGCCGCAGACACTCAAGCCGCTGCGGCAACAGCATCGGGGGATGTGTCTGAGCGAGTTGCAGAAAAGCAGATAGTCGCGCAAGAAAAAGCACTTGAGAAGCAGATTGGTGCTCAAGACGTATCGCTTGACAAACAAATTACCGCGCAGAAAGACGCTCTTGCCGCGCAGCTTGCTGCTGACCGAGAAGCCCTTGACAAACAGCTTGCCGCCCAGCAGAGCACGTTAGAGCAAACGCTTGCGGCTCAAAAAGCTGCTGCCGATGCGGGCAACGCCGCTGCTGCGCAAGCCCTTGAGCGACAAATTGCAGCGCAAAAAGAAGCCCTTGACGCACAGTTGGGCTTGCAGCGCGAAGTGTTCAACAAGCAGGTTGAAAACCTCCGCTCGTACAAAGAAGCTGGTGAGACTGGTCAAACCCGTCTGCTTGAATTGTTGGGTCTGGGTGGCAACACAAGTGCCCCGGGCTTTGGTTCTGCCACCACCGCTTTCAAAGTCGAGGGGTTTGACCCTAACACGCTGTTTCAGGAGTTCAACGCTCAAGAAATGGAGAAAGACCCCGGCTATGCGTTTCGCCTCGCCGAAGGTCAAAAAGCCATTGAGCGATCAACAGCGGCCAGCCGTGGTCTGCAATCGGGTGCTGCGCTTAAAGCCGCCGCTCGATATGGTCAGGAAATGGGTTCTCAGGAATACCAAAATGCGTTCAATCGCTTTCAAGCCAACAAGGCATTCCAAGCGCAAGAATATGGCAACGCATTTAACCGCTTTACTACCGAGCGTGCCAATCAGTTGGCCCCG